GAACGAAAAAATGCAAGTAGAATTCATCGAAGTAAACCTTAATACTTTCAGTGGTACCATTCCTTCAGGATTCGATCTTGTAGAATATGAGAAAGGAACTGATCCTCTCGATGGTTGTGTATTGATGGGCTTTGACGAAGTTGGCATGTTCTTTCCGAGAGGAATTCATTGCTTTATGAAAATAAACTAAAATAACTATTGACATCATAAAGAAACTGTTGTATAATAGTTGTATAAATTAAATTAAATCGTAAAGGAAATAAATTATGAAACTATCAAAATCTGAAATGACTAAGTTAGAAACTTTAATCAATAAAGCTGAAGGTACCGATATCGGTGTTATCATCGAGCTGATTAAAATGAAGCAGAGATCTGAACAGTTTAAAGCTGCTCGTGGATTTACTGTTGGTCAAGCAGTTTCGTTTACCACAAGAGGCGGACAGAGTATCGTCGGTGAAGTAATCAAAGTCAATACCAAGAACGTCAAGGTAAGGACTCCTGAAGGTAACTGGAACGTTACTGCTTCGCTATTGTCCGCTGTATAAACACATCAGGAAAATGTGTCGACGTTTTAGATAAATGTCGACATATTATAATTAACTTGTAGAGGAGTTTTACAATGGCAGCAGGTAAGAACTGTCCAAGTTGTAACACTGATTGGGAAGAAGACGAAACAATCACAGAGTACTTTGAGAGTCAAGGTTACTCTCGTAGGAAAGCAGTACAGACCGCAGCATTGTATGGATGTACTCATAAGTCACCAAAGCATTTTGGTAAGAACGTAGTTGGAATAGAAATCCAAGGTAAACACGATGGTGTCAGTTATTGGAAATGTACTGAATGTGAAACAGTCTTCGACCGATGGACAATGGAAATAGTGGAGAAAAACTATGACACAATATACTAAGATGGTTGAAGATTTTGCCATGATGCAAGAAGCGCTTGAATGGTCTCGTGGTGCTGCTTGCATCCATACACATTCTATGGATTCTATGTACTACGATGATCGTCCTGACGATACCGCTGGTATGACTAAGAGTGTAACTGACATTGAATACAATGCTGGTTATATCGAACGTTTTCAGAATGGTAAACTTATTCATACTTTTGGAAAGCGTATGTCTGATGAAGAATTGCTTAATGCATACAGCATAACGAAACAAGCATGAAAATTACTAGAACTCATGCTGGTATAGCAATCATATTGTTATACTTCTTCGCTCAATCGTATGTTGCAGATGCTCAAGTAATCAGTGACGATGAGTATTGTCTTGCACTGAATGTTTACCACGAAGCTCGTAGTGAGAATCTTGCTGGTAAGTTTGCTGTATCAGATGTTGTACTGAATCGTGTTAATGATAATCGCTATCCTAATACAATTTGTGGTGTTGTAAAGCAAGCTGTATTAAGTAAGTGGCATCTTGAGCAAGGGCGTGAAGTACCTGTTCGAAACAAATGCCAGTTTAGTTGGTATTGTGATGGCCGTAGTGATGATCCTACTGATATGGATGCTTGGGCTGAAAGCCGGCTCGTTGCATATCAAATGATCGAAGGTGGTCTGTATCGAGGTATCACTGAAGGTGCAACACACTATCATGCGACTTATGTAGAACCTTCGTGGCGTACGCGGTTTAGTTTAGTAGGTCACATTGGTTCTCATATCTTCTACAGAGCAGAGTGATAAATATCTCTATCGTATATTATGAATGGAGATAACAATGGCAGTAGCTGGAATCGATTACAGCTTAACAAGCCCAGCACTATGTATCCACGAAGGTGAAACTTGGTCGTACTCAAATTGCAAATTTTATTACTTGGTAAAAAATGATAAGTTGGCTCAAAAAACTAAGCAGTACATTGGTGAAGAATATCCACACTGGAATCATGATGTCCAGCGTTTTACAAACTTGGCCAATTGGTCAGTCGGTCATTTATCTAGATCGAACGTCACTCGAGTTGCTCTTGAAGGATATGCATTTGGTGCTGTCGGAAGAGTCTTCCAGATCGCAGAAAACGCAGGAATCTTAAAACTCAAACTATGGGAGACTGGTCTAACCGTATTAACGCCAGCTCCTACTGAGATTAAGAAGTTCGCCACCGGCAAAGGTAATGCAAATAAAGAACGCATGGTGGAAGCATTCGAAGAAGAATGTGGTGTCGATATAAGAGACGAACTTGGAATTAAAACTAAAACTTGGAATCCTATTTCAGACGTAGTAGATGCATACTACATATGTAAGTTTGGATTCGAATATAGGAACGACTTATGATAGTAATATTCAACGGGCCTCCGGGCTCAGGTAAAGATGAAGCTGCTGCTTTCTATAAAGAAAACTTTGGCTTTGGTAATCTATCCTTTAAGTATCAGCTATTCAAAGAAACCATTAATCACTTTGAAGTTGATGAGCAGTGGTTCATGGAAGGTTACGATGATCGAACCACTAAGGAAAAGCAAGAGGTTGCTTTGAATGATATGTCTCGTCGCGAAGCTATGATATACGTGTCGGAAGATATCCTTAAGCCAAAGAAAGGCTTAGATTACTTTGGTCGTACAGTTGCTGAAGAAATCGAAGATGGTAATCATTATGCTATTGCTGATGGTGGATTCGTAGAAGAGCTTCAACCTTTGGTCGAACGAGTAGGTGCCGAAAATATTGTAATCGTTCAGCTTACTCGTGAAGGGCATGACTATTCTACAGATTCTCGTCGTTACTTTAATGGTAGACTACGTAAAACATTTACTATTAACGAGTCGACGGAAATTGAAAGTCAATATGTGTTACCTGAGGAACTCAACATCCTCACATATCGTATACATAATAATGGAATCATTCGTAATTTTCATGATGTGCTAAATAATATTTTTGAAGAATTAAGTGAACAATATGTTATCGAAGAAACTCGAGGGAATACCGATTCCCAATGTGATAAATCTAGCTGAGTGCGTTGACCGTAAGGAATATACCGAAGAACATTTTCGGAACTTAGGTATTCCTAACATACATATGCATACCTATAAGCGGTATACTGAAGATCCAGATCCGATACCTTTTGTTGGAGACCCAGAGCTCATCAAAGGTATTACACCTGGCGTTACTTCTTCTCACCTACTTACAATCAAGTGGTGGCTAGAAAACACCGATGAACCTGCAGGAATCTTTTTCGAAGACGATGTAGATTTCTCTGCAATAGAGCATTGGCCCTTTACGTTGCAGGAGTTTATCGACAGATGTGGTGATTCGTGGGGTGCTTTACATCTATGTAATGTATTTGAATATCCCTATGACGTAGACAACGAATATCCAGCAATGGTACCTCGTAGACGTAAGATGTGGGATCATGGTCTGCAATGTTATATGCTCAAGCGAGAATATGCACAAAAGATTGTTGACTACTATTTCGATTCGCCCAAAAGGCAAATTCACATTAGGATGCCATTAGCAGCTCCTCCTTCTTTTGAAAACAATGTATTGCATGGCTTCGGGCTAGTGGTGTCATTCCCTTTGTTTAATCAAAATGTAACTGACTTCCGCTCGAAGAATATATACTATTACAACAAGCAGGCTCAGTCTGCAATTTATTCCTACGAGTTTATTAAAGCATGGTGGGAACTAAAAGGCAGCAAAATGACCCTAGAAGAAATTTTTGACAATGACCGTGAGAGTCATAAAACGTATGGAGTATTAGAATTATGAGTTGTATCTACAAAGGCGAAGTAATTGACACAGAGTTGTCTATGAACTCGTGGGGTGGTACTGAGCAGATGAGAACAAGACTGATCAAGAATATCGATAAGTCTTTATTGGAAAATGTTGCAGTTCATTTGTCTCGACCCAGGGAGCTATATGATGATGTACCGAATATCCTTTGGTGTCACGATTTAGCAGAAGACCCAGAAAACAAAATCTTAAGTGATGGCGGATGGGAAAAGTTTGACCATTTTGTTTTTGTATCAGCGTGGCAACGAGATCAATACATTCTGAGATTTGGTATTCCATTTTCAAAGTGCGCAGTCATCCATAATGCTGTCGAGAAGGAATATAGCCCACGTCAAAAAGATATGGAGACGATTCGATTCGTTTATCATACAACACCACATCGTGGCCTCGAGCTACTGATTCCTATCTTCGAAGCTTTGTCTAAAGAGTTTTCGAATATTCATCTTGATGTATTCTCAAGCTTTGACATTTATGGTTGGCCTGAGCGAAATGCTTCTTATGAAGGTTTGTTCAAGCGGATTGAAACACATCCTCAGATGACTTACCATGGTGCACAGCCAAATGAAGTGGTACTTGAAGCATTGGATAACTCACACATCTTCTTGTATCCGTGTATTTGGACTGAGACTTCATGTATCGCTTTGATCGAGGCAATCAAGTCTCAGGTACTTTGTATCCATCCAAACTATGGAGCACTGACAGAGACTGCATCGAACTCCACAGTCATGTATGACTTTAACGAAGAT